AGCTGAACCATACGCAGAAGGCCATACGTCAAACTTACGTTTAGCTTCTGCTTTGACTCTAGCGTACAGTGCTTTGTTTTTAGGTGTAGGCCCTGACTTTTTCTTAGGGCGGCTTGCGCCACCCGTTCGAGTTTTACGTGGCATTATTTACCTCTTCGGCTTCCTGTACCTCTACTTCTTTTTACAGGCATAACTTTCTTTTTCTTTTTAGGTGGTCGTCCTACTTTACTTCCGTATGTTCCGGGTCCCATTGGCATAACTTTCTCCTTACCAGTTTTTACACGACCAATATCGTGCTGTTAGTTTACTAGGTGGGTTTGTGTCACACTTGTGTCTAGCTCTAAACGACTTACGACGTGCAGGCTGATCTTTTTTAATACTCATGTTTTTGTCGCCAAAGCGAATAGTTTTAATTTTATCGCCTTCTTTAGCTACAACAACAAATTTTTTAGTCGGGTGCTTAGGCGTCCGCTTTGGTTTGTTGTACCCGCTTACTCCCGCTCTCTCTAGTCTTGGGTCTGCTCTTCTGTTGGACATTAGATAGTTCCTCCACCTTGCGTTCCAACTGGTCCAGTCGGGCGAACTGGTCGCTGAACTTGTTGTTGATCTGGTCTAGCAGGAGCTGCATTTCCTTTTGCGTTATTAACATTAGTCTTACCTTGTATTTGCTTTTCTTTGAGGAGAGTATCAGCCACTTTCATACGGCGTTCAAACTCTTTATCTTCAGCGTCACCTTCTTTAAGGTTTCGAGTAATAGCATTAATCTTGTCAATCTCTAGTTCTTGCGGTACTGCTTGAGCCTCCGCAGCTAACTTAGCAGCACGTGCTTGTGACTCTTGCGCCTGAGCAGACAGTGCCGCAGTTTGTGATTGCTGGAACTGCATCTGCAATTGTTGTATCTGTTGCTGCATTTGTTGTGCTTGCGGGTTAGGCTGCGAAGCTTGAGCCAGTGCTGCAACAAGTTCTTCACGATTAGACAAGTTCATGTTATCTACAACAGACTGGATAAGTGTGTTATACAACGGCGAGTCTTTACCCATAGTCTGCAACAACTGTACAAGTTGAGTAACTTCGTATTCACGAGCAATAATACCCAACGTGCTGCTTGCGTTGAACTTGTAGTCAGCTACAGGATAGTTCTCTGGGTCAAACTGCATGTAACGGTGTGCAGCCTTTTTAACAAACGGAATCAAAAATGATTGCTGGAAATTTATAAGAGTCCGTTTATGTCGTTTAATAATAGCGCCAAGAGACATACTAATACCAGCGGCAGTACTCTCGCCATTAACCTGACCTGCAATTCCTGCTGAGTCAACGGCTCCTGTTGCTTGCTGTACCATCTGCTGCAATGCTCCAGCCTGAGCAAAAGTAATTTGATTAACTTGACCAAAGTTGAACGGTTGAAGTACTTCACGTGGGTCTCCGTTAGTTAAGACCATCTTTCCGGGACGTACTTCAGGTTTAGAACCACGTGGCAACCTAGTCGCGTCAATAGCCATCATTGGGTGGATAGTAAGACTAAGTGCATCAATACGTGCGCGTAGCTCTGTGTCAAGTGCTTTTTGGCTGTTGTAACCTTTTTCGCATACTCCACGACCCCAGAAGCGTCCGGGTACTACGTCCCAAGGAAACGCAACAACAGGACGATCTACCATCATATAAGGATTAGCTTCAGCCTTAAGAAGGATACCGCCGTTAGCAACTACTACAACGGCTTCTACGTACTTTGATTCAGACCCTTCCTCACCTACTACTTCTTCATCATCGTCGCTTGTAGCGGCATCTAGAAGCTCTCGTGGCACTAAACCGTAGTACTTAGTAAGTCGAACCTTGTCGTCATTATAAATAGTAATGTCTTGATCAGGCTCTAGATCCGTGTCAGGAGCAGCAGGACCAACATAAACGTCACGGTACACACCTTGTTCTTGTAGTAGTTCTACTTGGTGCATGCTAACAAACTCATCAATAGCCACACCCAGAGCGTCTTCTACAGATGTAGCTACAGGATCAATCAAAAAGTTCTGAGGCAGTACAGGCTTGAGTTTTACCTTGACACGTTCTGTGATGTTAACACCAACAGCTTGAAGATCACCTCCCATAATTGGTTGAGTAGCCGGAGCCATCTCTTTCATTTCTTCAATAACAATTTCGCCAACGCCTGTACCAAATACTGCAGCGTTAATAAGACACTCTGCTACTGCCTTACGTACCATACAGTCTTCAAAATCTTCCGTAAGCTTGTTACGAAGAAACTGTACGTCTTGCTTGTCAGTGTCACCGAAGTTGTCACTAACATCAAACCACTTACCACGTCCAAACGTAGCCTCTTCTAGTTCCGCTACATTAGACTCAACTGCTTGTTGAAGTGCAGGAGAAATAATACGGGAACGCTCAGACCCACGCTGGCTGTCAGCAGGATCCCATTGACCACGCCATAGTCTATAATATTCTTCAAATCTGTTTTCATAGTTACTTTCGTAGTAATCCCTCCAATCTTCACATTTAGTTATAACCCAGTCTTCTAGGGCTTCTTGGATTATCAGAGGATCGTTATCGTATAGTTCACTCATAGTTCTGCATCTCCTGCGGAGCCTAGTATCCTGCTACTACGTCTAAAATTTCGTGGTCTTCTATTTCGTAGTCGTAGTCGTAAGCCACATTTGCTACCTGATCAATGTACGCTAAAGCATCAATTAAGTCATCGTGGGTTAATGGGTCTGGAAACTGAAACAACTGGTCAAGAAACCTACTGTTCCACTCTCCCTTGTTTAGCGTTATGTATCCGTTTTCAAATCGTCCTTGTAACGCCCACATAACACGATCTGTTTTCTTCTTGTTGCCGTGAGTAAGTTCTTCTACTCTAAAAAACATGCCATAGCGTTTCTGCATGTCCATCAAAGGAGACATTACTGCTTGTTTAGCAATACCTCTTTCGATTCCAACCGATATGGGACGGTAATCTCTAACGGCCTGAAATATCTTAGCTGCTGTTTCGTCAAGACTCCATCGACCGTATATGATATTGTCAACAAACCAACCATGCTCATTGACCGAAACCACGGCGATCGCTGTGTCGTCAAGCTTGGAATTCTTAGTTTTCTTTTTGTTGACTTCTTCAAAGCCTGCCAAGTCAACAGCAATGTAGTAATCTCCTACTTCGGGCCTATCTTCACTAAACTGTACCCAGTCTTCCTTAAACATTTCTGACCCACGTGCTTCAAAGCTTGCCATAAACTCTTGGCGAAACGCATAAGAAGACATAGACCTTTTAGCAATATCAATTTCGTCCGGGTCCAATAATGGATTATCATAAGAAGTAAAGTGCCAAGCTTTGTACGTCGGATCATCGTCTAACTCCGCATATTTGTACAACTCATAAAAATGGTTGCGACCCATAGGTGTTCCTATGAACATTGCAGAACCCTTCTGATCCGCAAGTGCAGGTCTCAAGATTTGTTCAAATACGTCAGGTTTCATGTCTGCGTATTCGTCTAGCACTAGAAACTTAAGGCTAACACCACGCATTGTCTCTGGTCTGTCAGCACCTTTTAGGCTAATGGTAGCACCGTTGACAAGCTTAATTTGCAAATTATTAATGTGACTACCGCTAATAACAGGATGCCCCAGTTCCAACAGGGTGGACCACATAATGTCTCTGGCTTGTCCCTGAGTAGGTGCGACGTAAAATACATGACCCTTATCTGCCTGTAGTGCGTTAACAATTAACATCCAAGCAGCTAATCTGGACTTACCAGTACGTCGTCCCGCTGCAACTATTTTAAATCTAGTACTGTCTGCCCAGACCTGTTGTTGCCACGGCAGTAGTTCTATATTAAGATCCACTAATACGTCCACATAACGGGTGTTGTCCCGCGTGTATCCACATGTACAAAGTCATCAGCAATGCCAATGCCTGTGAAGCCTAGACGAAGAGCCTCCTTTACAATCTTAAGGCGAAACACGGCGTTTGTTATTTTTATATCCGCCGCGATGCCCTGAGCGTGGGTGCCGGGTACGTCTTTCTTAGCCTCTATCGGATGCTCAGTCGGGTGTCGATACCCG